CACAGTTGTAACAGAACCACATCACAACTTCTTTAGTACCTTGTATGTCCGAGCCATTTGCTCGGACACCTTCTTGCCCACAATCGTCACAGACCCATAGTTCATCTGCTTCGGTGAGTTTGCGAATAAACAATTCGCCCATTTTTATTTGTCCTTTTCTAAGAAATAAAGTGCTTCCTCAAACGCTTCGCCAGTAGTTCTTCCACCACCTACTGAAACAATTTTTCTTTCGTTGTCTATTAAAGAAACTTGCGCCCCTTTTTGTGTTACTTCTACCTCTACTTCGTAAGTCATTACTTATTCCTTCTTTCATCTCGTAGTGCTACTTGAAGGGTACGAACCTTCTTTTGTAGTTGAATGTTCTCTCTCCAAAACAAACCCATTACAGATAGAGAACCTAGTAGTGCGATTATGATTGCGATTATTGTTCCTGTGTCTAGTGTCATTCTTTGTTTTCCTTTTCTATTAGTTGTTTTACTGCGGCATAAGTGTTAGCACATAGATAGCAAACTTTTTCTGTTGGTACTCCTAACATAAAAGCGTCTATTCCTGACCACACTACTTCTTTTGAGTCACATAACTTACAGTTCATTCTTCTTTATCCTTCCCATAGTTGTTGCTCTTGGTTGTTGTGAGTTTGTTCTGCTTCTACACATCTTTCTACCCACGCTTTTGTTTTGTATCTTCTTTTATCCTTTGTTACCCATTGTGCATTTTCACTTACTTGCCAACCCCAACCTTTATCGTCTTTAAGGATTAAGTAATGGCTATCTTCTGTTAGATACTGCCCCTTAGTTACTCTACGCAACTTCATAGGTTTGTTCGGCTGTATCTTCATTTGGTTCTCCTTCCCATAGTTGTTTGTTTGTTTCTTCTTCTTGTTCTACACACTCAGAGCATAGGTCTTGTGTGCCTTCTCCGTTGCAAGGTATGTCTTCGTAACACTCGTTACAGTTGTGGTGGTCACCGAGTAGGTACTCTTTTCTTTCGCACCCTGCTTCCGATAGGTCACCGCCGTCCGTACTAACTTCTTTTCCTTTACTGTATTCGTGTTCGCCCCAATAATCAGAACCGCCTTCGTAGTAGGTGTAAGTCAAAAGAAGTTTCTTATGTTCTTTTGCTAGTTGTGTAATGACATCAACAATCGGTGACCACGCTGTATCAAAGTAATACACCACGATTCCATTTTCCCAATCGCTATCATCTCTTTGTACGGCGTTGCAATCCCACTTGCTTCCCCAGTTACTTGTATTCCAACTGTACCAATCGTTGTCGGCAACACTAGGTCTTGGAATGATTTTGTGGCAAGAGAAGGCTTGCGCATAGTGTTCGCTTGTTTCCTCACTCTTTGTGATTTCAACTTGCTTCATCAACTTGCTAATGTCTTTTGCTTTTCCTTTTATAGTTAAAGTGTTTTGACACCAGTTAGGCATTTTCTTCTCCGTTCTTTCTGTGAGTTAGTTGTCTGTAAGTGCTTGATTTGCCATTTGTAGTTGTGTATCCGTAGCGCACTAATCTAAATAACAATGCGCTATGAGTTACATTAAGTTCTTTTGCAAGACGATAACCCGATACACCGCTTTGCATAGTTTCATAAAGAAGTTTGGTGTATTGCTCTGCTTCTTCACGATTTGCTTTGCCTTTACCTCTTACCAAAGTTGCTTTGGCTTGAAGTTCTTTTAGTTGCGTTATTACATCAGCAGAAGGTAACACCTTAACTACTTTGTCTTTATAGATTTCTACCATAGGCACTTCGGGTACAGGTAAGTGTTGAACCTTTGCGAGTAGTTCTTCACTATGTTCTTCAACTCCATAAAGACGAATAGACTCTCTTGTTACATTGAGTTCTGTTGCTATGGATTGAAGAGTCCAACCAGCCTTACGCAACACGCTTGCATACGCCTTGCGTTCTTTAAGTGGCAGACTTCGTAACGCTTCCCCAACTTCTTTAGGAAGAGTTAGTTCTGTCTTCTTTATTTTTTGTGAAATTAACACTCGTTCTTTTTGCACAGCGGGTTTAGTTGTCGGGTTCAATTTTTACTCCTTCTTTGATTAGGTTTGTTAGTTTGCCTTGTAGTATCACGACTTCTCTAGCGAACGCTTCTCTTGCGTAGTTGTGGTATTCATCAGGGATTTGGTCTATGACTTTTTGGTCTAAGTGCCAGAATTGTGTATCCCGAAACTTTAGTCCGCCGTCTTTTCTAAATCCTCTAACTTGAATTGCACGAAGAGAAACTTCTTTATTCTCTCCGCCACCTGTGTTGTATCTCAGTTGTTCTAAGCGATACTTCTTTACCACACCTGTTGGCTTTAGTGAGTAACCATTATTACTCCACACACCCTCTGTTTCTTCAATAGAGATAATGATTTGTTCTTTATCAGAAAGTGTTACATAACAACTAAACGATAATTGGTTACTTGAATTTACTTCTGTCTTTTCATTTACTGCGATTGCTGTTGTCATTTTGTTACCCCCATAGTTCTTTCTCTTGTATGTCGGTTTCATTCTTCTTTTGTATAACTTCTTTTACTTTGTTGTAAGTTGCTTTATCAGCAGGTCGTGTCGTGTGTTCATAAACTCTAAGGAAACAAAATAAATCGTCAATAGATTGTGCTTCAATAAAGTCAATAGTTGTTTGCTTTAACTCTTTCATCTTTTACCCCTTATCCCATAGTTCTTTATCTTCATCTATTTGTTCAAGCACTTTTTCGTACTTGCTTCTTGTTTCATCTCTTAGTTCATCATTGAACCTATCCCACACATAATCTGCGCTATCTACACTAGACATAACATCATCAAGGAATGAGTTATCAACTATGCTTGTGTCTAGTTCAATAGGATTGCCGTCTTTGTCTGTGTAATCGGTATCTTTGAGAATGTCTATCAACTCATTCTTATCAACCCAAATAGCCCAAATTTTATCGTCTTGGTTTAATTGAGAAAGAAGGTTGATAATGTCTTTTACTGTTCGCATTTATTTATTCCTTTCGTTATCTGTATCGCTTGGCACAAATCGGACCGATACCACCAGCAACACTCTTTAATACTGTGAGAGTGCGACCACAATGGCAACAGATACCAACTTGAACCGAGTATTTAATTGCGCTTTCTAGTGTTAAGCGATTAGAAGGTTGAACCTTTTGCAAGATTGAATCTTCTTTTGCTCTATCAGTTTCGCGTAGATACTTATTGAAGTTGCTGTCGTATGACCACACTTGCCACTTCTTAGATTGAACACCGATACGGATTGAATAGATAGTTCCGTCCAGTAAGTAAGCACCTACCTCTGTGATTGTGATTGGTATTGCTTTAACTTGTGCAACTTTCAATGCGTTAATAATTGCAGATACATCTTCACGACTTAACTGCTCTAACGAATTTACTTTGCGATTGCGTAGATAGTGATTGAGAGTATCAAACCCACCTTCCTTCTTTTGGATTAGTGATTGCGCAAAAGAGATTTGCTTTTCTGTTGCAGGTATAACTATTCCTGCTTTATTTGGTAGCACTAACAACTTAGTTATTAGTTCTCCAGCACCTTGCACATTAAGCGTTGCGACATCAACTTCCGCAAAAGAATGTTCTTTTGTTTCTAGTAGTGTCTTTATGAATAGTTGTTGCTTGTCACTTGCTTTTCGTACTGTGTATTCGCCGTAGCCATTTGCACCTCGGCTACCACCTACTCTGTGATTAGTTAGTGTTGTCATTTGTATTTTCCTTTTCTGTTAGTTGATTGTTTTGCACATTGAATTGTTCGTAGTGTTCTTTGTATTCTTTTTTTGTTATCTTTTTTATTTGTCTTACTTCTTTAGCGGTTATCTTTTGTAGTTCTATTAACTCGTACTCGTATTCATTTTCTTCTTCTTCATTAAACTTCTTATACCTATTGAAGTTTCTTTTGGCTAAGTCAAACCTGCTATGACACCAGCCATAAGTTTCTATCTGTTGTGGTCGGAAGTGTGGTGCTTTACTACACACAACTGCGTGCGTGTATTTATCATCACCACTACCGCGAACAAACTTTAATCCTGTGCTTGTTACTGCTAGATAATAAGTTCGTGGCTTTCTAATCCAACCTGTGTGGTTTAGTAGTTCTTGACCCATTTTATTTTCCTTCCTTAATCTTCTTTTGTAGTTCTGTGATTGTATGAGCAGACTCTCTCAACCCTTGCGAGTTGAGATAAGCCTTCTCCTTCCCTAGTGCTTCAAGAATTACTGCGAGTTCTGTATTAGTTAGTTCTGTATTCATTAGTAGTTATCCTTTCCTGCGTATGCCATTTCAATTAGTTGTTCAAACTCTCTAAGCGATACGGATACGATTGCTTGATACTCTAATCCGTAACCTCTTGAATCAACTTCAACAGAAGTTTGCTCACCTAGAAGTTCTTTTGCTGTTGCAACTACCGATACGCGTGAGCGAGTTACTTCTTCTTCTGCAATACGGCGTACCTCTCGCTCTTTGCGTTGCGTTTCTTCACGCGCTAAGCGTTCCTCTTCTTCTTTTGATTTTTGTGAGTTCCACTTTGGTTCTAGTAGTGACCACTCAGCAACAACATCAGTTAATCGTGAAGTCCAAAAGAATTCTTTTCCGTTGTTATCTAGTGCTTTAACTAAGATACCTACGGAACGATTACCCTGTTGTGCTTTTCTAAAAGAAGTTGAATCATCTTTACGATTGCTTGGTTCGTACTCGTACTTATCAAGAGAGATAACTGTTGCCTTAACAACATCATTCTCTCGTACCTTGTCAGGGTCACGACTTTCTTTGTTGTTGTAAGTCCAAGAAGGAACGATTGCGTACTCACCATTTAATTTGATTTCAGATAGTTTCATTTTATTTATTACTCCGTTTCGCTTTTGTTATTGGGGGCAACCGATTTGATTGCCCCCATTGTGTAACTTCTTTATGCATTTACTAAGTTGCGTGCGATTGAAAGTCGCACCAACTCTTTACCGAGTACGAGAATGTCTTTTGCAGACCGAATTGAAGTCATTAACTCAAAAGAGTGTCGGTAACTATTAAGAGTTTCTGCACTAATTTCATAAGTTGAAATAAGTGCTTGACAGGTAAGAACACCTGCACGCTTCATCTCTTGAACAGCCTTCTCGCCTTCTGTTGAATCCCACGCGCCGTCAGTAATCATAAACAGCACTTTGATTGCCTTGTCACTCTCTGCAAGAACACGCTTTGCATAAAGTAATGCGCTCTCAGGATTTGTACCGCCGTTAGCACCGCTATCACGAATTGTTGTACCTGCTTTTTCATCTGCACCATAAAGAAGTTTGGTGTAGGAATCAAAAGTAACAACAGTTGTTGTTGCTTCAACTCGTTCAAGAGATTTTTTAATTGCCCACATTGACTTGTATGCGTTGTCGGCATTGTTACCACTCATTGAGCCACTTCTATCAAGAAGAATAACTGCTTCAATAGAAGTAACATCATCACGCCCTTCTTCCCAAGCGTCAAACACAGAATCAAAATCCACACCTAATAGATAGCGTTGTGAATTTAATTTTCCTGTGCTTTCGTTGTTAATCCAAGCAGGGTCAAACTCAGCACGCAAGCGTTCTAGTTCAACACCGAATTGCTTTGCAAGAGTTACTAACTCAGCAGGTACAGATACTTCATTGTAATCTGCTTTGTCAGGGGTTCTTGCGTTGCCACCTTCTAAGTCACTAACAACACCGATTTGTTTTGCTATGTCGTTAATGTCTTTTGATAGTGAGTCAATAACATCAGAAAGAATGTCATTGAGAGTGTCGGTAACTTGTTGATTGCTACCTGTCACTCCTGCTTCGTTGCCAGCATTGAAAGAAGGTGAATCAGAATCAGAATCATCATCACCGAAATCATCACCGAATGAATCATCAAAAGAATCTTCTTTTGAGTTGTCTGCGCTATCTGTATCAGAGTTTTGCACAGCGGACTCTTCTTCTTTTGTTTCTTCTTTTGGTGTTGTATCTATAACAACTTCAACAACATTCTTCTTTGCTTGTTGTTGATTGCGCTCTTGTTCTTTCTTACTTGCAGGGCGATTAGAAGAAGACTCATACCCTTGTGTTGGTCGTGAGTCGTGTCCGTGAGGGTTCTTAATGCGCACGATAACTGTTGTGCCTTCACCTTCACCTTCACCACTTCCATTTGGGTCTTGTGGAAGTGCAGGTAACTCTTCAAGCAACTCAGCGAATCGCTTAACGAGGTTGAAAGCACGCTCTGTGTTTTCATCATTACCTGTGAGAATTAACGAATTGTATTCGTCAATAACATCAGCAAAGTCTTGTTGAATCTCAGGCTTAATGAATGAATCACTTGCTAGTTGTCGCAACTCAACAGGAAGATACTTGCGCCCATAAACTAATGGGAACGCTCTCTCTATTGAATCGCTATCGCTTAGTAAGTAATCAACCATTGTTGCTGTAAGCCACGACTTGATTGAAGGCAACCAACCTGTCAAAAGAAATTCAATACGAGAATCTTCTAAACAATTAAAAGATTGCCATAGTTCATTCTTCTTTTGATTATCTTGAATTAGTTGCACCAACTTTGAGCCGTTGCGTGGTGTGTATTTTAAGTGACCGAGTTCGTGGAATGACAAACCATTGAGGCTTGTAATTGCGCGAGAAGAGAAGTCATCTTTAATACTTGGAAGATTAAAGAATACTTCTCTAGTGCTTGAATAAGCAGGTGCAGAGATTTCTTTTCTATCAACAACATTCACAGTTATTTTGTGTGTTGTTAAAACAGAAAGAGTCTTTGATACAACTCCACCAAAAGAAGTTATACGATTGCGCTTTAGTGCTTCTTTCTTTACTGCTTCCGCTTCATCTTCCTTAAAGAATAAAGAAGTCATAATTATTCACCAACCTTTCCTGTTAGTTCCTGCTCTAAGTTGTGGCGTTGTGAATCCAAAAGAAGTTTTACAGAGGCGCGTTCATCATCACGAAAGTTATTGACGAAGTTATCTACTGCAAAATCGTATGAAAGATTTTGTGCGCTTTCCACAAAGTTCTTTAGCAAACGAGTTGATACAGGTGTTTCGTAAATACCTGTAATTGTGTCTGCTCTCATTGACTTAGCAATTTCAAGCAAAGTAGGGGAAGGAATAAACTTCTTTTCAATTTCAGTATCGTAATCAAAAGTTAATTTGATACCGAATCTGTCAGAGAAAGCCTCATTCATTTTGCTAGTTCCCTTGTAGCCACGACCATTCCAGCACACCGCAATTAAAAGATTTGGGTGCGCCTTAACTACTTCACCATTGTTATCTAGCAAAGTAAGCAGACGGCGTGAATCTAGTGCGCCGTGAAGACCGCCAGCGATTTTCTGTGGAAGAAAGTCTGCTTCATCAACTACTAACACTCCACCATTACGGAAGAAGTAAGTAAAAATTCCGTCTTGCCACTTTAGTTTTGCTTCTTCTGTTGGTGTTAAGCGACCTGTAAATTGTGAAGGTTCAACACCTGCGTTACAACTTAATGAACCAAACTCTAATCCTTTCTTGGCTGCATAAGTCATTAGTGAAGTTGTTTTACCTGTACCAGCAGGACCGCTTAAAGAAACATTAACTCTATTTGTAATTGCATAATCGTAGAGTTGCTCTTCTGTTAATCCGTTGAAAGTGCGTGGAACATAAGTGCGTACAGACTCACTTGTTAAAGAAGGAACGAAAGCGAGTAAGTTTTGTTCTTCTGTATCTTCTCTAACAACTGTGTTAAAGACGATTGGTGCATAGTTTGTCTTGATAGTTTTTTGCACAGCGGGTTCTCCTTTGCTCGTTGCATTTTTATCAGAGCGTCCGTCACTCCGATACTTACTTAGTAGTGCAGGGTCTTGCGCTATTAGTTGCAACACTTCATCAACAACATTTTGTATTGTGCGAGTGGTATCAACATTTAGATTGCGTAGTCGGTATTGCTTAGTTAGTTTTTGTATTAAGACATTTGGAATAACTCCATTTGTAATTGCTTCAACATCAACACTTGTTAATGGTGTTGATAACACTTCACCAATTAAGTTGTATTCAAGCGTTCCGATTGAAGAGTAGTTATTTATGTCGCGGTCTGACCAAGAATTACTTTCGCCTCTTCCACCATTTGTTACACGAAAGTAAGTAGTGATAACGCCAGCGTGACTAGCGATAATGAGTTGTTTTGTATCTGTTGAATTTACTTGACCTGAGATAAGGATTGCGTATGACATTTATTTATTCCGTTTCTGTTAGTTGGTTTGTTAGTTGTTGTTAGTTGTTTGGTCTTCGTTAAAGAAATTACAGTAAAGGTCTGACACTTCATCAACTTTTTTATTTGCAAGTTCCGTAACACTATTGAGTAAGAGTTGCAAGAGTTGTGAATCAGCAATAGTTGTAATAGTGAATAACAACTTAGTGTTGATTTCATCAGCAGATAGTTCGGGATTGAGAAAGATAAGTGCCTCTCTAATCTCAACTAATTTATTTAGTTTGTCAGGTACATCTAACTTCTTTTGGCGTTTGATTTTGATTGTCATTTATTTATTCCCTTCGTAGTGGAAGTCGCAAATAATTGCGTCAGCGTCTATTGAGTAGTGACAAGATTTCTTATCAACAACTGTGTGGTGAGTGCTAAAGAAGATTGCTGTTGTTGCGAATAAAGCACCGACAATAAAGCCGATAACAAAGTGACCGCGTTTGTTTAGTTGTTGCATTTTATTTTCTCCGTTTCGTATTGGTTGATTTGTAAGTGTCAATAATGATTGGTGTCCATAACAAAAGAATGATTGCGAAGTAAATTGTGAGTGCGAGATTTTCTGTCATTTATTTGTTTTCCTTATCTGTTGTTGTTGTTGTTGGGTGTGAGCAATAGTCGTTGATAACTAAACGACCACATACAGAACAATTATTGAAAGTAACTTCTTTAGACATTAGTTATTCTCCTCAATGCGATTGCCGTTCTCATCAACATAAACAACAGTTAGTGGAACATTTGCAAACTCAGTTGCAAACAAAGTACGAAACTCATTTGGATTTAGAACCTGTGCGAGTAGATGAACAAGTCGTTCAACATTGTCTGTTTTGCGAAAAGTTTTGATTGTGATTTCAATGTCTTGAAAGTTGTTGTTGTAGTTGCGTTCTTCTTTTGTGAGTCGTTGTGTTGTTGTCATTTGTTTATTCCGTTTCTGTTTTGTAGTTGGTTTGTTTTGTTTGTGCAAGTAATAACTGCACACCCCCACTTACTAATTGCTCATAACAATTAGTAAGTGAGAGTGCGTATTTATTTTGTTTTGTTTTTTATTTTGTATCCGTTCTAGTAGTAGTTGTAATTAGTAGTAGGGATTATCAGCCGTCAGTAACTCCGTTGCGTTGTATTGCCCATTCATAGAGTGACCAAAATAAATTGTTATACAACACGATTGCAAAAGAAGATTGCAATTTATTTATTTGCGTGACCATTAGCAATTTCGTGTAAGAGTGATTGCGTTGTTATTTAGCGTGAGCAGGTCGGTGCAGAAGTCGTATAGATTTATTTTGGTTAGTCGGTGATTAAAATAAAGTTGCAAATAATTTTTATTTAATTTACTAAAAAATAATTAGTAAATAAAAATAAAAATCATTTTAGATTTTCATTCCCGACTCGCAGACCCGATAGGGGGTGGCGTTGCCGATACGAGAATTATGACCTATACAAAACAAGAGTGCAAGTACCCCCCAAATTGAGCGTGATTTGGGTCGTGTCGTGTCCGAATTTGGGGCGATTATTCCGTGTGTGCCGTGTGTGCCGTGAGTACCCGTAACAATTACAAAAGAAGATTGCGCAAAGTTATTTATGTTTATTTTATTTTGTAATGATTAAACAATAAAAGTTATCGTAACAGCGTTACCAGTAACGAATGTCAAATACAAAAGAAGATTAGTTAATGTTATTTAACAATAGAGGTGCAGAAATAACTGAAGTGTCAAGTATTTATTTATTGTTAATTAAACAAAAACAAAGTTGCAAGTAGTTAAAGAAGATTGCGAATGGTTGGGGGTTTAAGGGGGCGTAGCCCCCTTCAATAAAGAATGAATAGTGAGTAATAGATAAAGATAATAGAGAGAAGAATAGATAAGAGATAGTAATGATTGTGATTGTAGAAGTGAATCATTTAGTTATTGAAACATAGTTGTTAAAGAAGATTAAATAGTATGCAATACACAATGCAATTAGTAAGTGATACACAATGCGAATTAGTGTGTGATTAGTACCTGATAACAGCGCGAGAAGTGTGCCGATAGTCTGGTGTTATTCGCACAATGATTGCAATTAAAAAACACAGTAGCCAATAGTTATTTCATCACGCTATCAAAAGTGCTATCAAACAATAGTTATTTTAATTATTTGTGCGGAGATAGAACAATTAAAACTTCTTTTAGAAACAAGTTCTTAATTGAATTGCAAAAGAAAATTACTTAGACCCCCACAGTTAGAATGAATTACGCAGATGTCTAGCCAGGTGACAGACGCGGTTGAGGGGTACGAGGTTAGGCAGTAGCCGTAAAATGAGCCATATGGAAGACTATTCTCGGTGGACCTGTCAGACATGCGGCAAACGCTATGTTGTGCCCGGTTTAGCTCGTGATTGCGAAAACCGGCATCTAGAATAAGGTAATGAGCGCATCAGATAATCTATCTAAAAATCAATTTGAACTACACCGAGGCATCAACCTACAATTAGCAGGCGGAAAAATTAGTAAAAAAGGTGTAGGCGTAAATTGGACTGCCAACCATGACTACGCAAAGGGATGGGCTATCCCTGCGCTAAACCCCGCAACAGATGAAGATTATTATGATGAAGAAGGTTCAGACTTTAATTGGAACAAAACTAAAGGAACAGTTCTTCACGGAACAGTTAGCAAAAGAGCCGTATTAAAGCCTGGCACTGAAGAACATGCAAAGATGGCAGACGAATACGCCTCTGCTGGCGAGGGCGATGAACTGCTTGTACGTCCTAACGCAAAGATAAAGGTTCATAAAGAAACTAGAATTCGTTACAACGCTGACGCCCCTGAAGGTGAACCAACGTATAAAACAAGAACTCGTACTTACAAACCGCCAAGAAATATGACAGCATGAGCGCTTCAGAGAGTTTATCTCTTAATCAATTTGCCAATCACCTCACTATGTTCAGGGGTATTGAGACTCAAAATCAAAAAGTAAAACTTAATGAGCCTGTCGGTAAAGACTGGACTCATAGTTACGATTACGCTAAAAGTTATGCGTTGTTAAGTCGGCACATGGAAGGCGATGAAGAGAACACTACTCGCCCACCAGAGCGAGGAATCATCATTAAGGCACATATTGCCAAAAATCAACTTGTCAGTGAAAAGAACCCTGACTACGATGAGCACAACGATACTGACTCACAAGGGGCTGAATGGGGAGAGCGTATAACTCGCCCTACTAAAGTTCACGTTAGTGAAGTAGAGCACCTTAGAGAGACTCCTGATTTAAACGACGTAAAGACACGAACCATTCGTTACAATCCTCCTCGTAAAGTTACTACAGCCACAGGAGAGTTTAGAAGGGCGCCTAAGAAAAAATGAGCGCATCAGAGAACCTATCTAAAGCACAGTTTAAGGTCTCCTATGAGGGAATGAAGCCAGATTTAACAACTGGCGATATGGGCGTTGAACGGCACCACCTTGTGGCTAAACAGGGAAAGAAAGAAATTGGTGTCTTACAACTTGGTGACAGTGGCGAGATAGCCCATATAGAGGTAGAGGATGACCACCAGCGTAAGGGTGTAGCAACCTCGTTATGGAAACATGCTCAAGAGATGGGGTTGAACCCTTCTCATTCAGGGATTATGTCTGATGAAGGGTACAAGTGGGCTAAAGCAATTCACAAAAAAGGATTGAGTGAAAAGCCTGTACGTGAAGAGTAGTACCTCCCCTATTTAATATTTTTTTCTTTTGTAAAAGCTAGGCAGTAGCCTTACTTATACTCTTTACGTTTCCACCAGAAGCGCTTATAGGCATCAAAGAAGACAGTCATATGTTTACGAAGGTCAGAATGTGCCTTTGCTATTTCTTTTTGACCGCCAAGTTCAGATTCCCAAGATTCTCTCTTAAATGGGATAACTTGAACTAGAGGAGTTCCCGCAGGAATCATTCCCTCAAACTTAGGGTCACGAAGCTTAATGAAGATATTTATTGGCAATGAGAACTCATCAGTGTCCACAATGCCACTGGAGCAAATTAGCGGGCCTGGCTCCTGGTGTTGTGGCTCCATAACCATTACTGACCAGCCCTTAGGTGTCTTGATAGACCACGGGTGTACCACTCTGACCGCGTAGTTAATGTCTCTAAAGTATGGGTGCTTCTGCACTTGCCCCATTGACTGGAAAGCAATCGCCGGAATATTGCCCCATTGGAACTCCGGACCAGTTGGAGTCTGACGAATGTAGATATCATAGGGAGAAGTAATGATATAGCCAGCCGTCATCATGTCCCAAAGAGGCATACAGCGCTTTATAGTCGCCAAAGGAGAGCCATCGCGTGGCGGAGCCTTTTTACCAGATGGGTCTAGATAAGGCTTAGACTCTTTATACCATTCGGGGATATACTCACTAGCTGGTTTCGGCTTCTCTAGCGTGCCTTCAGGGTTATCCATATCGGTAAAAATAATCTTGTTGGTCATAACCACATCTTACCCATACTTACCCTAAAAATGTAAAACTTTGATAGGGTCAGCTTAGCTATTACAAGGAGAAAAGAAAATGACCGAATCAAGACCATGGGGTAACTACCAAACCATCTTCACCGATGAGAAGACCCAAGTTAAGAAAATCACCGTGCTACCAGGCAAACGCCTATCCCTACAAACCCACGAGAAGCGCAGCGAGTATTGGGTAGTCGTTCAAGGCACCGGGCTAGTTCGTTTAAATGACCAAGAGGCTATGTGTCTTGCCGGAGACGCATATGTTATTGAAGAAGGCATGGCCCACAGAATTAGCAATACCGGCAAAGATGATTTAGTATTTGTTGAGGTACAACTAGGTACCTACTTTGGCGAAGACGACATCGTTCGTCTTGAAGATGACTTTGGAAGAGCATGATGGAAAAAACTTGGGAAGTAAAAGAGAAAGAACTCCGTGAGGAGATTGCTAAGAAGATTGAGAAGTGGAAAGAGTCAAGCACTACTACAGCTGTCTATGACGCACTTCAATGGGCAGCAGCGATAGCCCGAGGTACAAAAATGAGTACAGATGAAATTGATGCACGCTGTTCTCGTTGCAGTAAGGTCACTGTCATCCATAAGCAAGACCTACGCACTCCGTACTACTGTTTGGCATGTAAGTGACAGGAACTAACGGCTACTGCAGCACTTGTGGTGAGTGGGCAGAAGATTGCAAGACTATTATCGTATTTAGCGTACCTGAGAAGGTTTGCGCAGAATGTCGGGAGGACTAATGAGATTTTTAGATAAAGATGTAGATGCCAAGGAGGAAGCTCGTCTTCGTGCATGTGGTTGGATGACAACTGATGAGTTCCTGGATAAGTTGCTTCCAGGTCTTCGTGAGTACTTAGACCGTTACACCTACCTAGGTAGCAGTAATCAACTTAACCATCCTGAAGATATGATGCTTAATGTTCAGACGTATATGGAAGTTGGATATCACGTGATAGCCGATTTTGGCGTGGCGAGCGAAAAGCCTGCTCCGGTGAAGAAAGAAAAGAAAAAAACCTCATCCGGCGTTGAGCAGTACAGTGGTTCTGCCTATTGCATTGAATGCAAAGTTAATGTGGACTTTGAAGGCTTCGTGCGTGTGTCTGACTCAGGTCGTCGTATGGCTCAAGGCAACTGTGACGAATGCGGAACAAAAGTTAATCGGATACTCGGTAAGGCCGTCTAATGGATAAAAAACAATTTATGGAGAAGAAGGAGAGGTACGACGACGACTACCGCCGCGAGTGGTACCACAATGAGTCACGTGACATAAAAGAAAAGAAGATTAAAGTTACGGGTTACCCCGCACCGCACCCGCACAAGATTGCCAGAAAAGAAGAGTTCTTCTCCGAAGTATCTAAGAAGAAGATGAAACCCGACCCAGCTACAGTTGAGGCTGAACTACAGCGCGAAGAAGATTTGTGGAACTCATGAGCTTTGATTATCACGCCGCTATGACTGCAGGACATTCATTTAATGAGATGGTTGCAGAGCGATTGCGCTTTGAAGGTATCCAGTGCACTGTTCCAGAATTAGAGTTAGTTAGCACTGCAGCAGAGATTATACGTATGACAGAGAATGAGAAAGACATCATTCTTGACAACGGTTTAGTTCTTGAAGTGAAGTCACGTAACTTGGGATTCTCAGAAGACCCTGAGTTATTTTGGCAAAAAGATTTATATGTAGATACCGTCTCAGGCTATGAGGCTAAGAAAGTAAAGCCATATGCCTATGTGATGGTTAGCCAAAAGAGTGGCAATATGTTAGTTGTTCATTCTAAGACCAAGGACAGGTGGTTTAAGAAAACCGTTACTGACCCTTACCGCAAGATTACTGATTGCTTTTACAAAATAGAAAAACAACACCTAACAACTTGGGACTCTTTGATTGAGGATTTAAAAACTTACTCTTGCGTTCCGTGAGTTCTCTCTGCGTGACAGTTAGCGCAGACTAACTCGCACTTATCAATCTCAATCTGAATATTGTCTATAGACACCCCTGAGCGAACCAGGTCTGAGACATTGGCTCTCTTGCCCTCAATGATGTGGTCAAACTGCATAATGTAAGGGGGATAGATAACTCCACAGTCAGCACAAGGGGTATTGCCTTTAATCCCTATAACGTACTCTCGGTTGCGCTGCCTGATAAGCCGGTTGGTTATAAGGGTCCGCTCCTTTATAGATTCTTTGTTCTTTTCGTAATGCTTGCGGGAGGATTCTCTTTGTTTGTCTTTATCCAGAAATGGCATAGCGGACACTTTACACTATTCCATATGAATTGCATCAAATGTGAACACGAAATAGATATGGGTGTTTGCGTGGTAGACACATGTAAGTGTATCTGTATGGACCGAGAGATAGAGAGACCACGCGATGACCGTTAAAGTTTATGGGCCCTACCCTGATAAGGAAAAGGGTGGACGCAAGCGCATGGTTACTCTCAATACCTCAACAGGCAAGATGAGCTCTACTCATGCCGCCCGTTACAAGAAAGAACAAGAATTAGGTCGCAAACTTAAAAAAAGTGAGCACGTTGACCATTCAGACAACAACAAGAAAAACGATAGCTCCAGTAATCTAAAGGTAATGAAAGCCTCTGACAACATCGCCAAGGGCAATAAAAACAGGAAGAAGAAATAATATGTGCGCTACATGTGGGTGTATGGGAAAGAAGAAGACTGCTAAGAAGGTTGCTAAGAAAACGGCTTCAAAGGGCATGTCGTCTAAACAAAAGAAACTTGATGTAGACAAAGACGGCAAGCTAGAGGGTTCTGACTTTGCTGCTCTAAGAAAGAAGAAGAAAAAGTAAATGGCAGAAAAAGGAACTGCAGCAGCAAGTAAAGGATTAAAACCAATAGGTCGGATAGGGCTAAGTGACAGCGACCGAGGAAAAGGCTTACCTGAGCGTACAAAACCAATGTACGTTGAAACCAAGAAAAAAGATAAGCCTAGGACTGCAGCTGCTGGTGGTGGAGCAAATCCTCCTAAGCCTCCTAAAAAAGGTCCTACAGGCGGAGATGACAAAGGCCCAAACAAAGACCCTAAAAAAGACAAAGATGATAAAAAATCTATGGGTGGTTTAACTAAAAGTTCTCGTAAAGAGGAAACAAAGAACCCTAGAAACAGTTTCAAAGAAAGGAAGAAGTAAATGGCAGAAAAAGGAACTGCAGCAGCAATTATTGAGATTGCTCGCAAAGAAGTAGGGACCATTGAAGGCCCAAAGGACAACGAGACTAAGTACGGTGCTTTTACAAAAGCTAACTTCTTACCTTGGTGCGGAAGCTTCTGTATGTGGTCAGCTAGTCAAGCTGGCGTAAAGATTCCTAATACTGTTTCTACAGTTGCTGGTGCAGCAGCTTTCAAAAAGATGGGCACTTGGTTTGATGCAGATTGCGGTCAATCGCCACAACCTGGAGATATCCTGTATTTTGATTTCCCGGGAGACGGCGTTGATAGAATTTCTCACGTAGGTATTTGCGTAAGTCTTGATTCTGACGGAGTTGTTAATACTATTGAAGGTAACACCTCAGGTAAGAAAAAAGGCGACCAACGCAATGGTGGCGAAGTATGTGAGCAAGTTCGTGCATACAAGACAAACAAGAAAAAAGTTTTGGTCTCTATCGTAGGTTGGGGTCGCCCCAACTACAAAGGCAACGAGGTTCAAGCCAAGGTGCCCGTAGAAACCCCTCCAGCTTTCCCTGGACAGATTAAGCCTGGTGACAATGGAGAATCTGTCAAGCTCGTACAGCGAGCCCTAGGATTGGCTGCAGACGGCGATTACGGCCCTGCGACAAAAAAGGCAGTTGTGGCATTTCAGGACAATCACGACGTTGTGGACTCTAATGGCATCATTGGCCCTAAAACT